GTCCCCGCCGAACTTCGACGTCGTGTCGTTGATCTGCTTCTGCTTCTGCTCCAGCACGCCGAGCTGGTTGATCATCAGCAGGATCGCCGCCGACGACCGGCCGCCGCCGAACGCGCGGGACAGCAGCTGCGCCTGCCGGGTGGCGGACAGCCCCGAGGCGTCCAGGTGATCTTTCAGCAGCGAGATGGCGCCGATGATGCCCTGCGGGCCGCGCATCGCGTTGCCCAGCGCCACCGACGAGACGCCGATCGTGGCCAGTTGCTTCGCCGCGGCGGCCGACGGGGCGCCGAGCAGCGAGATCGACATCCGCAGCCGGGTCGCCGCGGCCTGCGCGGGCGTGCCCTCGTCGGTCATCAGCGCCAGCGCCGACCCGACACTCGTGAGGGACAGTCCGAACGTGCGGGCCGTGGACAGGAACCCGGTGCCCATCGCGTCGACCAGGTCCTGCATCTTCATGTTCCCGGCGCCGACGATCGCGTTCAGCGTCGCCGCGGCGGTGCCGAAGTTCTGCGCGCCCTTGATTCCCGACCGCCACGCCCCGGCCAGGGCGTTGGTGGTGTCCTCGAGGCTGGCGCCCCCGACCGCCGCCAGGTCTGACGCGGTCTTGAGTGCCTTCATCGCCGCGGCGTTGCCCAGGCCGACGGACTTGAGGTGGAACAGGGAATCGGCGAGTTCCTGCGGCCCCTGCTGCGCGCCCTTCATGTTCAGGACCGCGCTGGTGAGCGCCTGAACGTCCTTCTGCGTGCCGCCGGCCTGGGTATGGATCTTCTCCATGCTGGCCTGGAAGGACGTGGCCATCTTCACGGACTCGGCGCCGCCCGCGGCCGCGACGCCGGCCAGGACCGCGCCGGTCTTCAGGATCGCGGTCCCGAACTTGGAGAACTTCGACTCGGCTTCGTCCGCCGAACGGCCGGCCGACCGGAACGCGCCGCTGGCGTTATCCCGGCCGATCAGGTCGTAGATTACGGCGGTGGTGGAAATGGGTACCCACCGCCTCAGCCGTTTTCCCTGGCCTCTTTCGCGTCTTGCTCGGCTTTCTCCCGGTCTTCTGCCTCGATCCGGTAGAAAGCCATCCAGGCCGTCAGCTCCGCGCTGGAAATGCGTTCCAGCATTTCAGCTATGGAACAGTGGAAAACGTCGCGCGCTAGGACGTGGAGGAATCGCCGCTCTGGGCGGCTTCGTATTCCCCCGACATCACCTCGATGTCGTCCTCGGACAGGCGCGACAGCCGGGCCGCCACCTCGAACACGCGGTCCAGCGCCGCAGCGGACTTCTTCCCGAGGGCATTGACGTCCTGGTCGGTGAACAGGCGGTTTCCCTGGTCGTCCACGATCGACCGCGCGACCAGTTTGGCCCTAACGTTGTCCTGGTTAGAGACCATCTCGGTGCGGCCCCGGATGGGCTTGCCCCTGGCATCCAGCACGGGGCGTTCCTGGCGGCAGGAAGCCTCGAAAGCGTCACGTTCCTTTCCGGACAGGGTCCTGATGAGGACTTCGCCGCCCCACTCGGCCACGGGCACCCATTCCTGGCCGAGGTCATCTGCCTTCAGGATCTGGTCCCGGTTGAGGGGCATGTGCTGCTGTGCTTCGCCAGCGGTCACGATGGCACCCGAGACCGTGCCGGGTTCCTCTCCGGGTGCCAGGATGGCGGCAGTCTGGTCTTCCATGCGGGCATTCCCCTTTCGCTCAGGTGATGTCACGGGATATTTCGTTTACGACGCGGGCGACGGCGACCTTTGAGGCGACGCCGAGTTTCCTGACCACTGGATAGAAATAAGCGTGGGACGGCTGGGAGACCCACGTGTCGGGGTCATTGAATACTGGATGCCGCCAGGGGGACTTGGTCCCCTCCATGTAGGCCGGCAGCGCCTTCTGGCCGTCCGGCATCTTGCGCGCGGCGACGCTGATCGAGACCTGGGCGTTGCGGCCGATGGTCCGCACCCTCAGCGTGGTGGCCTTCTGCAGCCGCTTGCGCAGCCCGGTACTGCCGGACGTGCCCTTGACGGGTATCGCCGCGATCGACGCGCGGACCGCCGGCACCATCGGCGCGGCGGCGGCGCGCAGTTCCCTGCTGAACTTCTTGCGGACCTCGCGCCCGTTGCCCTGGTACCGCAGTTCGGCGGAGATGACGCGCAGGTCCCGGCCGGTGTGCCGCAGGCCCCAGGACGTCATCAGGCAGGCACGGCGATATTCTCGGCGGGCTCGGCGGTCACGGTCCAGGTCACTTCGGCTACGGCCACCGTCCCTCCAAGCGCGGTCGGCTTGCTCAGCGAGGCCACGCGGGCCGGGAAGACATCCATCGTGTTACCCGTTATGTCCCCTTCGGGCAGCTTTACCATGAACCCGGGGGTGTCGCGGGGCAGAACCGAACGCACGTCAGCGGCGTCATTGTCCTCGGACAGGTACACGCTCAGCGTCGGCCCGTCGATCGTGATCAGCCCCGGCACTTGCGGCACGAACCGCGACTTCAGGTCCGGCGCGTCCACCGCGGCCGAGGTGACGCCCCAGTTCCCCATAGCGGCGACTTCGGGGGTCAGGTCGATGCCCGCGTCCAGTTCGTCCCGGGTCGGCGCGGAGATGTCCGCGCAGGCCGTGAGCCAGTAGAAGTGGGTCACGCTTTCCGGGATGTACCGGGTGGTGGCGCTGATCGGCGTTGCAACCATTTAGTGGCCGTCCTCACTCTCGCTGCTGGGCGCGCCCGAGGGCGGCTGGTCCTGGCTGGGCTGGATGGCCGGCGGCGCCTTGGCCGGCGGGGGGCTGTCGTCGCGGACCCACCCGGCGCCGATCCACGTGCCGAGCGAGGACTCGGGCACGACGGACACGCCGCCGCTGGCCGGATGGCGGATCTTCACCCCGCGCAACATCACGGCACCCGCAGCACGGCGACGGTCACGGTCGTGACCGCGGAGTAGGTGATGTGCGCCAGCCCGTCGGAGGAGTTCTTGTACAGGTCCGGCAGCGGGATGTAGGACTCCGCTCCGGCTGCGACGCTGACAGTGCGCGAGGTGACAGCGAGGCTGTCGACGGTCTGCGGCACGGCGAAGGTGATCGTGATGGAGGACCCGCCGCCGTTCTTGACGGCAAAAGCGACGCCGGTACCGGTGGCGGCCTTGTCGCCGCCGCTGGTGGCCGCGGCGAAGGTGGGCGCCAGGCCGGCGTGCGGGACTACCTGGGTGGTCAGGGTGGCCAACGTGTTCTCCCTTGCGCGTTAATCTGGCGCTGATGGTCAGGCGGAAAAGGGGGGGCGCCGGTTTGGGTGCGCGGAAGAACCGGCTCAGCGGCTGGGTGGTCACGTGGCTGGCCATGACCTGCGCGGCGTACTGGCTGGCCCGGTCCGGCCTTCTTGGTGCCGGGGTCGCCCTCACCGCCGGGGCGGCTTTCAGCGCGGTTCTGCTGACGGCGCGCGGGGTGGTGGCCCGAAGGCGGCGCAGGCTGCTGGCCCGGCTCGCGGCAGATATGCGCGCGGTGTCTCAGCGGCCGGTGAAAGCGTCCGCCGTGACCATGAACTCGACGATCGCCCGCTGACCTCTTTGCATGGCGTCCTGGTGCAGGGAGTGGTCTCCCACCGAGGCCCGCATGACCGCCCCGCCGAGTTTGCGGTCGGCGGCGATGGCCGCTCCGCAGGCGGCGTGCAGCGCGTAGGCACGGGCACGGGCCGCGCGCAGATCCCCTGAGCCGTCCTTGCCGCTGGCGGACAGGGCCATCGCGGCGCACCGGATCTGGTACTGCTCGCGGTCGGGGTTCCCGGACAGCCCCTCGGTGGTGTCCGTGGTCTCCACGGCCACGTCATCACCGTCGATGCCGGTCCAGCCGACGATGACGACCTCATCGGCCTGCGACCCGGTGACCACGGGGCCGTCCCGGACGGCCACGGGCGGGGTCAGGTCATCCGAGCCCCGGAAGGCGGCCAGGAGCCCGTTCAGTGCCTCCGGGACGGTCGAGGCCCAGGTCATGCGACCACTGGCCTCGGCGGACCGAGCCACTCGAGCGCCTTGTTCGGAATCGTGAACCAGGTTCCGGGTTCGCGCCTGAGTTCTTCCGCCCCGATGACGCCGGACATCACGGTGCCCTGCCCGCGCTGGCTTTCCCATGCGTGCTGGAGTATCACCAGCGCCCCCTGCTTGTACTTGTACGGGACGGGATTCCGCCCGGCGGTGTAGGTGGCCACGATCTCACCGGTCAGGGGCCCCCCGGCCATGACCTTCACCAGCCCGGACGGC